TTTACTGTAGATAATGTTGGCTTGAGTGATATAAATGTTAATTATCAAATTAGAGATCTGAATCTTTTAGATGCGCTTGAAAAAATGCTTTATAAAGCAGATATTCCATCAAGACTTGATATTATGTTTCATGATGGAAAAGTGCATATTCAGGCTATTCCAATTGTTGATTTATCTGAACTGCTTCAATATGATAAATCGTATGGTATAACAATGATCGCACAGACTCCTGAAAGCAGTTATAACCATATCATCGCTTTAGGAAAAGGTGAATTGACAGAGCGGTTAAGGGTTAATCTGTACCTTCAAAGTGATAAAACGTGGTCATCATCAAAAAATGACGATTATAAAGGGCTTTGCAGAAAAACATATCTGTATGACAATTCGAGTGAAGATGATGAAACTTCACTTATTGAAGGGGCTGTAGAGGCAGTGGAAAAAGAAAATGGAAGCAGTACCGTTCAAGCTGTATTTTCAAGCGATGATGCTTCATTGTTTGATATTGTAGGTGCAAAAGAGGAAATTACAGAGCTTTCATTTAAAGAACAGATTACTAAAAAAATACTAAAAGTAACTGTTAATGATATTGCAGCAAACTGTAAATTTGAATACAAGGTGGGTGAATAAATGTTAGAAAGTATAACACTGAACGGATTTAATGTTCAGGCTTCGGTAGATGCTTATCTTCATCACTGCTGGTTTGGCTATGAAGGAGTATTTAAATATGGAGAAGAAATAAGATGCGAAACTGTAAGCAACAACATTTTAAAGTTGTACGATGGACTTTTTGTCAATCAGGGCAGATTTTATCGTATTGTTCCCGGATCATATGAAGAAGTAAACATTTCAAACGGTATAGTTGGTCAAAAAAGATATGATCTGATAGTTTCACATTTTGAGACTAATGGAGTAACAGAAACACATGATATTAGAGTTTTAAAAGGCGGAAATGATGGGAAAATACCCGAACATACTGTGAGTGATACATTTAACGGTGGAACGGTGAATGAATTTCCTCTTTATCTGGTTGAAATTGATGGAATAAACATTACTAAAGTAACCAGGCAGTTTAAGTATATTATTTCATTTCATGAAGCTTTAGAAGCTATAATTAACCTTTTTAATGCAGCGGTATATACCGGCGATATAAATATTAAAGATTTAATTAGAAAATTAGATGTAAACAGAGAATAAAGAAAGGAAAATTTAAATGAGTTTAAAAACAGTACAGGTAATTATTAACGGTGTCTCAACGACACTGAATTTAAACAGACTGGTAAATATGAAGCGACAGTAACAGCGCCGAATACTTCCAGTTTTAATCAACCAAACGGGTATTACAATGTAACAGTAAAAGCTACTGATAATGCAAATAATATTACTACAGTAGATGCTGATGATCCAACTTTGGGAACAAAACTTCGTCTTGTGGTTAAGGAAAGAACTGCACCTGTAATTACTCCAACCTATCCTAGTGCTAGTGCTACATTAATAAACAACAAGCCTACGATAACATGGAAAGTTACTGATGCAGACAGTGGGGTTAATCCAGATTCTATCAGTATTATTATTGACAGCGGTTCTAAGATTACATCCGGAATAACTAAAAATAAAGTAAGCGGAGGCTATGAGTGTTCTTATACTCCAGGAACTGCCTTAAATGATGGAAGTCATACGATTAAATTTGATGCGAGTGATAACGACGGCAATGCAGCAGTTCGAAAATCTGTATCGTTCAAGGTTGATACAGTACCGCCTACATTAAATATTGCAAGCCCTGCTGCGGGATTAATTACAAACAATCCTAAAGTGACATTAAGCGGTACTACAAATGATGCTACATCAAGCCCGGTAACAGTAACGGTCAAATTGAATTCTGGAAGCGCTGCAAATGTAACTGTAGAAAGCAATGGTTCTTTTACTAAGGAATTAACCTTGGTCGAAGGTACAAACACTATTGTTATTACCGCACGCGACAGTGCCGGCAAAGAAACAGTCATTTCAAGAACAGTTACCCTTGATACAAAAGCACCCGTAATTACTGATGTAGTAATTACTCCTAACCCTGTTGACGGCGGTAAGACATTTACCATCACTGTAACGGTTACAGATGCTTAAATATGGCTGTAGAAAGAGTAATTGGAAAAACAGACAGTTTTGAAGTGATTTTTGACAGATTGAATGATAATAACTGGACGGTCAATGTGCCGTCCAATATTATCGGTGAATATGTAATGGATCTGTATGCATATGATGAAGCTGGAAATCTTGGATTTTTAGCAACTGCGATGTTTACGGTTGATACATCAAATCTGTGCTTTCATCTTTCAATCATCAAATACCGCTCTGAAATCTGTTTTGAAAGTGACTATATATGCACAGTCAAGGAGGTACTTCCATGTGTGATGAAATAGCTATGCTGAAAGGCGAAAAAAGAAAAATAAGACTGTATGTGCACAGCAGAAAAAATGATGTCTTTGTAATAAGAAATGCATATATAGAGATATTGCAATATGGTGAATTAATAAAGGCGATAGAATGTACGATTGATGAACATGATCTTACATTTATGCTTGCACTTGATGAAGCAGGAAGCTACAGCATGAGAGCAGTATATGAAATTGCTGATGAAATAATTAAAAATAAATTTAAAATTGAGGTGAGGTAAATGGCAAAGTACCGTATATATGATGTAACACTTTCTAAAAAAACTGTCGGTCCTGGCGAAAGATTAGTTGTTCAGGTTGATATAATCACATGGGACTGGATTAAGAAAAATTTAACCTGGGGAAGTCTTAAGGAGTGTTTCAAATGGGGTGATCTGATTGGCAGTTAGCATCCCTACAAAGATTACAGTTCCGCCTGACCTGAATATGAGCGACCCAGGCGATATCGCAAAAGTATGGAGTGAAATTCAAACGATTATAACACAGTTTAACAATGTTATCGATGTGCTCAATGATTACAATGAAAAGCTGAATAAAGCGGTATATTATGACGAGAGTGTTGGATGATTAAAAAAACAGGAGGGAATATGGGTAAACTTATAGATTCAACTGGTAAAAAAATTTTGTTGGGAACTGTTTTATATAACGGTGATACAACAAGCAATTTTACTTTAAATGATGATTACATCAATTATGATTATATAGAAGTTGTGTGGCGTCCGCATCCTACTTTGGGGCAGTGTTCGGATACAATGATTCCATCTAAAGACAGTAAGCTGCATTTAGAACGCACACAATCCATAAACGGAGTTACTACTGTCTATCGCTGCCAAATGACTTTTAGTGGCAGAAACGTGACTCTTACAGGTCGTACACAGGTTATTAACGGAGCATCGGTTGATGCTGTGGAAGAACATATTTTAAGAGTAATTGGTTATTAGGACACTGAAGTATGTGTCTTTTTATATTGCCTCTGGATGGCATAAAAGATGTTGATAATAAATGGATTCCTACAGTTATATTTTTCGAGGGTACTGCATTAAACTGCATTGTATCCGGAAATGTAACAGTAGAAACAGTTGTAGCCGGTGCAGTATGCGGTTTAGCTAGTACCGGATTGCATCAGCTTTTACTCAAATTATCGAAAATAAAATAAGGTGAGGAAAATGAAAAAAATGGAAAAAATATTTAATAGTACTGTAGCTGTTGTGGCTACTTTTTTTACGTATTTATTCGGGGGCTGGGATGTAGCAATTGGTATTTTAATTGTATTTATGTGTTTAGATTATGCGACTGGTGTAATCGTTGCCTACCAAAACAATCTGTTAAACAGTGAAGTTGGATTTAAAGGACTTGTAAAGAAATTTATGATCCTTGTCATCTTAATTGTAGCAGTGATGTTAGATAGATTAATGAATACTGGCACATGGGTATTTCGTACACTTGTGTGTTACTTCTACATCGCAAATGAGGGAATTTCTTTATTAGAAAACGTTTCTAATTTAGGAGTGAAAATCCCTGATAAATTAAAAGATGCATTAGTGCAGCTGAATAAAGATGAAAGTGAGGAAGAATAACATGGAAATCAAACAAAACTTTTTAGTAAACAATGAATGTTATAAAGCAGGCAGAACTATTAAAGTTACAAAGTTAATGGTTCACTCTACTGCGTGTCCTAATGTGTCTGCTGCTGGTTTTGCAAAAGCATGGAATACTCCAAGACCTGCTGGTAGACAAGTATGTGTTCATGCTTTTGTAGATGACAAAGAGATTATTCAAACTTTGCCATGGAATTATAGAGGCTGGCACTGCGGTGGTTCAGGTAATAATAATATGATTGGTGTTGAAATGTGTGAACCTGCTGATTATTTAGATAAAGCATATTTTGATGCTGCTATTAAAAATATGATTGAGTTATATACTCATTTGTGTAAAGAATTTGGATTATCAGCTAATGATATTATTTCACATAAAGAAGGTCATTCACAGGGTGTTGCTTCTGATCACGGTGATCCTGATCACTGGTGGAAGTTCGTAGGATACACAATGAATGATTTTAGAGCTGATGTTGCTGACTGTATTGCAAATGGTAATGTAAATGTTAGTTATGGCAACACTGTAAAACCTACTCAACCACAAACCAGTGAAGGATATACAACTGGTAAGACATATACATTACAAACTGAACTGAAAGTCAGAACAGGAGCTGGTACAAACTATAGAGCTAAATCTCATAGTGAATTAACTGTAGACGGTAGAAAACATGATGCTGATGGAGATGGGGCCTTAGATAAAGGTACTAGAGTATCATGCTTAGAAGTTGCAAAAAACGGTGATGATATTTGGATCAGAACACCATCAGGATGGTTAGCAGCTTATTACAACGGAAATAGATATATCTCTGGTGAAGCTGTTTCTAATGGTTCTTCTACAAGCCAAACTAAGCCTTCTAATGCATCAAAATCACTCGGAACCTATGAAGTAACTGCCAATGATTTAAGTGTTCGTACTGGTCCTGGTACAAATTATCCACGCAAGACATATGCAGAGCTTAGTACAGATGCAAAAAAACATGATTATGATAAAGATGGATGTCTAAACAAGGGTACGCGTGTTACTGTAAAAGAATGGAAAAACGGATTTGCTCGTATTCCTAGCGGATGGGTAAGTGGCAATTATCTAAAAAAGGTGTAGCGACATGAAACGCATTGAAGTATCAATTTTAGCTATTCTAGCGTTATTATCACTATTATTAGGAATTGCCTTAGTACAAGAGAAACAAGCCACTAGAAACCTAAAAATCAATCTAGAACTAACAAAGCAGGAACTCTATGATGCTAGAGGTGATAGAGATTATTATCAAGGGCAGTATAAAAAATATTTTGAATTGTCTGAAGAACTTCAAAACCAAATGGGTGTATTCTATGAATAAGGTCTATCTAAAACACGGTGCTGAAGATGATCACGGTAGCAAATTAAATACCCGAATAGAATACACCCTTATACATAAGGGGCTATCTCATAGTATTATTAATAATGGGTATCGCGATATACACGTAAACAATAAATATATAAAATTCAAGCCTAGGTCACACATATTGATCTAGGCTTTTTTGTATAAAGAAAAACACAGTGACATGGGAATGAACACTGTGTTTTTAGCATAATTTTGGAATGCGTACTATGCTTAATAAAAGTATATAATAATAAGTAATTATTTTCAATAAACTTTATATACAAAGAGCACAAGCCCAAAACGGGAGAGGTGAACTTGTACTCTTTGTATACTTTCGAATATTGTTAATGGGAGAGGAACAATATTCTATTGTACAAAAATAATATTTGTACGCAATCTATTCTACTACATTATACAAAATATGCAAATGTATTAAACTTTTAAATAAAAGAGCACAAGGCTCTACCGAGGAGATATCTTTTTTGTGCTCTTGGTTGGGTATGGCTAAGGGGAAAGGAGGACCATACCCTATTATACAACTATTGGAATTATAGTGGGGATCAATAATTGTACAATATCAATTATAGTTATTTGTCATTTTTTATCAACTCATATACTTAATACTCAATATTTGATTGAATAAGTAATACTTTTTAGTATGGAAAAACATATTGTAAAATATAGTTATTTATTATATAGTAAACACATAAAGGAGGATTTACAATGGCTAAAATTACAGTAAATGAATCTTGTATTGGGTGTGGAACTTGTGTAGGTGTTGCACCAGATGTTTTTGAAATGAATGATGAGGGGTTATCATCTGTTATTGGTGATGATGTCGATTCAGCTAAAGAAGCTGCTGAATCTTGCCCTGTAGAAGCAATCGAAGTGGAAGATTAATCAAAAAAATAGAGAGTTATAGTGATAAAGGAGTGTTCGATTAGAGCGCTCCTTTAAGCATTGTAGCTATTAGTAACTTACATATTTATTCTAGATAACTTGTGGTATGGCTTATAATTCTTTTTTGTTTTTCAATATCATGCTTGCAATTAATGATCATTTCATCTTTATTTGGTATGTCAGATATTTCTAAAAGTTTCAGTTTTTCTTCCAGTACCTTTAATTTTGTTTTTGCTTCTTGCAGTTTTCTGTCCTTTAAATTCATATTTAACACCTCATTAGTATTATAATAAAAAAAGCAATAAATACTCAAGATTGTGTTGAATAAAAGTGTTTTGTACACTAAGATACTAAAGGAGGTTATATAGATATGTCAAAGGACAATACATTATTTAGAAAAAATACAAATACTTTTTTTAAAGTCTAGTATTTAAATATAAATATCAACTGCTAAATTTCTGCTAAAAATTAAACATAAATAAAAAA